AACGAGCTGCAAATCCTATTATCGACTTTGAAAGCCGGCGCTACTGGAGTCTACCAGAAGGTTAATCAAGCGGCCATCTCGCACCTTCAAGCCGAGATTTCAGCGCTCAAGGCTGCAGGCTCAGTCCAAAACGGCCTTCTCGCTCGCCACATACGCGACAAAGTCACGGCCATAAACGGGATTCCTGGGTGCGGAAAAACGCACTTGATGAAGCAAATTTTTGCTAAAGGCGGCTGGGATTTAGTGGTGTGCCCGACCTCAGCTCTCAAGGATGAATATACCGAGGACTGCATTCCAGCAAAAACCACAACTTCAGCTATCCCGCACATCAAGGGAAAAGCAGTCATCATAGATGAGAGCTATAAGATGGGGATTATCGAACTCTGCTACATCCTCACCCACTGCAAGCGAGCATTACTTGTCGGTGATAGCGAGCAGACCGCTTTCAACAATAGCGACTATGTTGGGAATGTCGCCAGTCGTATGAACTCTCTTGCAACTGCCTGCATCTCTGATTTGCCGCGTATTACTATTAGCAGAGCGGTACCGCTAGATGTGATGGCCTGGATCCACCAGAGATGGCCGGCGAAGTCAGGCTACAAGACCACAAATTTCAGGTGTAACACCGTAAAATTTGTCCAGCAGTCAGGCCGTACAGGCGGCCAAATGAAGCAGATGTTCCTCAAAGAGCCACTGTATAGCCTTGATAGCCGTATAATATGCTTTTCGAAGAAAGCGGAGCAGCTCACCGGATTCCCAACTGTTAACTCCCAACAAGGCTACCGTGCACGCGCTGTTGGGCTATACATTGGGCCCAGCTGCGCCACTACTATCCACACGCTGCCCCAGCAGCTGTACGTTGCAGTGACGCGGCACACCCAGAGGCTCTGGATCTTTATGGCGGCCCCAGCCGCCCGTGCTGCAGCCGACATCCGCCCGATCCACATCTGCCCATGCAAACCCCGGCAACCCTGTGAACGCAAGGCGCCTTGCACCGATCGATGCGGATGTACCGGCTACACCACGTCCGGCAGGAGAACGGACCTGCCTTGGCGGATCGGATCCCGCAGCAATAACGGCCTGTATGGCCATGTCGCAGTCAAAGACGTCGACTTTGACACAGGGTCGTTCTCATCTAGGCCTGATCCAAGGGACGGGGCCGGCGGTAAGATATATAGTGTCCCTGAAGAAGCCCAGATCAACATGCAGGTGCACGGCTCCATCCATCTCGCAGGCGAAGGTTTTATACCGGGCATGCAATCAAGCGAAGACCTAACCGCTGACCCAACCCCCGTGGATATACTCATACCACCCTTGAAAGCTGTTAGTATGACCGCTGTTGATGAAGTTTTACAGAAAGTAGCCCCAACAAGTTCGGACCTATACGAGTTCCGGAGGGAAACTGGCTACTCCAACCTTGGGGATCTATGCGGGAAAAGCCTCAAGATTAAAATGCGTCACAGGCCAGTTTTGGATCCATTCGCCGGCAAAGACAAGAGAGTGATCAGTGTTGCGCGTTGTCGATCACGCGCCCAGACCAACAGCCTGGACCATTCGCTCCAAGCTGCCATCAGCCGGTATGCAACAGCCAGCAGCAAGCTGCCGCTCGACAGGTTCGAGCCCGAGGTGCAACGTTTAACTGCTGGCCTCGACAAATTCATCAAGATTCGCCAGCTAACCCAGATCACTCCTGAAATGCTTGCGATAGCAGAAGCCGAGGCATGCCAGAACATAGTCGCGAAGAAGAACCCAGCCCGGCAAGAAGAGGGTTTATACGGTTCGACCGCTTTTGCAACTAGCACTATTTCCTGCTTTAACAAGCAGCAGGACAAGGCAGGACTTAAAACCGAGACATGGCTGCAGGGCAGCTTCACTGACTCCGGCAGATACAAGTTTAAGGGCGGACAACCTATATCAGCCTCGCCGAAGACCATCAATCACATTTGCATGGCTTATGTCCGTTGCCTTGAACTAGAAATTATCAGGTGCCGCCGACCAGGGGTTCATCTTCCAAATGGCACAAGCACGGAAGATTTCAAAAAACGACTCGATGCCGACATCAAGTCGCTTCCTGCCGGAAGATACCAGACCGTGTGTACGGATATAAGTGAGCAAGACACCACAAAGACCGCCGCCGTACACGAACTCGTTAAACGCTTGTTTCGCATTATCGGTACGCCTGAACACGTGATTGACATCCTCTTCAGCACCTTGCGAGCTTGGGCGGCCCGCGGACTCGACTACTCGCTCTGGACACTAGACGCATTCCAGAGCGGGACCGCTATGACCTACTTGAATAACACCATTGACAACATGGCCAGAGTCGGCAGTGCCTATAATGTGGCCGCGCCTTTCGTTGCAGGCTTCAAAGGCGATGACGGCTTCATTCGGTCCCAACAAGTCACGAAGGTTCACACACTTAAAGAGCTGAAGGTTGAGGAGGGTGTGACCGGCACATTTGTGGGGTATCTCGTCGGTGACATGCTCACAATCGATCTACCGCGTCTAGCTAACAAAGCCGCCTGCCGTATATACACAAATAAACAGCAAGCGGACGAGTACGCAACCGCAGTTGCTGATTGGTTACATCTGATCCGTAACAACGACGAGGCATACCACATGGTGCGTGTTAATGCCTTCCACTATAATCTTTCAGTTTCTGAGTGTGAAATCCTTTGGTCGTTCCTCGTCTGGTACGCG